TATCAGTTTGAGAAGGTATGAAAGTTTATTTGAATTTTTGAATTTCAAATAAAACGGCGTATACGGCGAAAAAATGTGAAATATCCTAAAAAATTGAATACAATACAAAAGAGAAAAAAATGTCATAAAATGTCGAAGTGTTTGGCGATTGACAGAAATAGCAATCGTTGTAGATGCAATGCATTATTAGATACCCGTTTTTGTAAGAACCATTCTTACATGGTAGAGTACACCGATGAAATGCTCGAACAGTTATCAATTTGTACTGGTTGTAAGAAATCGTATTACATACCGGAAGGTAAGACATGTTCGACTTGTCGAGAAAGAGGTAAGAAGAATAAACTAGCAACCCGTGAAAACGTCGTATTATGTGCTAACGATAAATGTGTATTCAAACGTTCAGAAGAGAATAAATATTGCCAAAAACACCAAATTTGTGTATTCGTCGATGATACTGTAGTTATGGGTAAGAAAGTATGCAAACAATATGTTCGGGGGTGTCGTTCTCAATTAGATTTGGATTATCAATATGCGCGTTGTCAGAATTGCTTAGAAAAGGAAAGAGAACAAGATAGAGCAAGACGTGGTAAATCGAGATTGACAGAGAATACTCAACCAAACAAACAAACTTGTACTACGTGTTGCAAGACATATGATACTGCCAATTTTATTGGACAAAATGGTGGAATTACGAAGACTTGTTCACTATGTAGAGAAGCATGTAAGGTACAAGATTTGAAACGCGATAAAGAACATCGTAATGAATTTGCGAGAATTGCAGAACAGAAACCTCAACGTAAAGAAGTAAAACAACAATGGAATGAAAATAATTATGAAAAGGTTGCTATGAAGAGTATGAATTACCGACAACGACAAATAGAAACAGACATAGAAGAGTATTTGAATAAAAACGCAGAAAATGCGAAACAGTGGAGGGAAAATAACCCAGAAAAAAATAAAGAAAATAATAAATCACGGTTAGAAAACATAAAAATACACTATTCTAATTACATTCGGTGTGCGGGACACAAAAACCTGGATTTTGAAATATCACAAGAAGAATTTAATAAAATTGTAAAGGAACCATGCCATTATTGCAATATTATTCAAGAACGCGGTTTCAATGGCATTGACCGATTGGGTTCAAATATAGGGTATGTGATGGATAATTGTGTGAGTTGTTGTAAGACGTGTAATTATATGAAATGTTCGTTGTCTGCTGACGTATTTATAAAACGCATAGAACATATTTTGACATATAATAATAAAATTACACCGACCGAAAAGAAAAATGAGACAAGATTATCCTAAAAAAATAAAATAAAAATTATCAGTCATTTCTCCTTCTTTATTTGATAAATCAAATCGGTGGTGTAAAAGCACCTTTTTTCATAGGCATTAGACTACATTTGACGACCTCATCCTTTTCTTTTTTGTTATAAGGGTTCGGTGGTTGGTCTATTCTTTCAAACTTGTATTCCCTACTATATTTCATTGGTCGTTTTCCTGTCTTCTTGTAGTAGTTGAATACATATTGGATGTTTCTACATCCGTTCTTATCACGATTGATACACCCTTTCCTGTTGTTTTCCATTTGATATGTTAGGATTGAGTGGATTTTTCTGTCTTCGCCTGTTTTATCAGGCAAATACAGATTTTTACAAAGGTCTTTTGTTTTGTAGGATATACAAGATGTTCTAAACTCATCTATGTTATACACTTTGAAACGCTCCTTTAATTTTCTTTTTAATGATAAGTTAGGTGTGGAAATAAAGTGTCGCATCTGCTTTCCTATACTCCAATCACCTATGATAATGGTATGGTCTTTACTATACTTTTTTTCAATCATATTCAGCATATTATCTTCGCTTCGCTTCTTATTTATGTAAGCATACCATTTGTATTTACGAAAATGAAGGTCTTTGTATAGTGGAACGACTACCTCATTCACTTCCAGTTTCTTTGCTATGTATTCTTTGAACTTATCCAGATTACAACTTTTAGAATTGAAAGTATTGAGTGTTTGTTCTACTTCTGTAATATGTGTTTTGTCTTTGTGATTTTTCAGTAAGCGTTGGTATTTCAATCGTTTTGTTTCTTTGATACGCATACCATTTGTATAAGAGCAAAAATTTCCTTCATCATCCATCATAGAAAACAATGATCTTTTACCAGGGTCAATCCAAATATGTTTTCCTTTTAACGCTTCCATAGGTAATTCATCAATATAAGGAAACTCTGGTAATTCTTCGGTCGTTTCTTTTTTATTCGGTGGATTTTCCTTGCGTTGTTTTCGTAATAATTTTGAAAGTTCTTTTTGTTGTGTTTTCTTATCTTCTTTTCGTTGTTCTTTTTCTTCTGCGGTAAGACCTTGTAATGCTCTTTTTCCTTGCTTCTTCCTTTCCTTTTTTGCTTGTTCTTCCTCAACATAATCTTTATGAAGAAAGCGTAATGAAGTAGCATACCCATCAGTAATAATAGTATAATCAAACTCATATCTTTTTCGTGTTTGTTTCACATCCCATAAAGCATCCCAGATAAACTCCTTGTTGTCTTCTAAACAATTATTCAGGTTTCCAGAAGTCGCATTCATTACCTTACCATCTTTTTCAGGAAACTTACATATTTTCATTAGTTTCTCATCACGCTTCGTATCCACAAACAATTCCACCATCGCCTTTGTATCAATTTGAATATGTCGTGGAATAGCGTTGGTTTGGATTGGAAAAAACTGAAATGCTTTTGCTTCTAATGTTTCCAGTTCTAAACACATAAATATCATATGTTTTAGATATTTGTATGGTTCGCAACATACATCATAGTAATAACTTGTATCATATTCCTCTGGAACTATTTTGTAGCGGTTTTCCTTAATCCATGTATGGTATTTTTCATCACATAACAAAGTATTATTCAATATATCATTCTTCACTATACGAAGTTCTTTGAAGAGTTGTTTTTTGAATACTTTATTGGTGATTTCATCCTTGTAAATAGACTTGAAATAAGAGTTGATGAACCGATTTACATAATCAAAAAAGTGTATTTTGATGTTATTTGTAATAGATGTAATCATCGTGGTCGCATAATAATCCAATACAGCAGATAGGTTTTTACCATCTTCCAGAGAAAAATTATATAAGGTTTGAAACTCGTTGAATAAAATAAGGTTGTTTCCTTTTGGTTTCGGTCCAGATGAAGGTTTCAAAACAGATTTCATCGCCATAGAAACAGTATCTTCTGTAAGTTCAGGAATAGTAAGGTTATTATGGTATTTTTCAAGAACCCATAACCGTAATAGCATATACGATTTAGAAGTAATTGCGTTTGCCCGTGAAATAGCGTTTTGTAAAATATCCATATTTCGTTCAGCAACCTTACTATCGTCGTGTAAAATAGCAGTAATAGGAACTTTCAAGCACCTATATTTATCAGGATGTTCTACTGATTTCTTCTTTTTCACCATCCTATATACTTACTAAATATTTTATTTTTATATAATATTCCGCAAAATTATATAAATTCCTAAATAAATTAGATTAGTAATTCTTGAACTAGTAAATTTTGACTATGATTACATCTAGAACATTTTTTTGTTTGATTTGGATATGAATTACACCCCCAGCATATAACTCGTATATTGTCTATTGAATGTATAATTTTATTATCAAGTCTATCAAATGAAAACTGATACATACACCAAGGAGTATAGTGTTGAAATAACATAGTATCTTCACATACACTACATACCATAGTATCTAATTGTTGAACTAATTTTACACACTCCTCATATGTAATCTGTTGTTTGTTTTTATTTAGATTTGGATTACACGCTAATATAACTTTATCTTGCTTCCTATATCCTCTTAACTTATTCATAACATTTTTTTTTAAAATTTTTGATATCTGTTATTTCAACCATATATTATGAAATACAATGAATGACTATATAGTTTTTTCGCATAATTATATAATCCTAAACTTTCTCGTCCTTCTCTATTTGTAATTTTTCCTTTCTTTTCAAATAAGCCCGTCTTGCGTATTCTTTTATTTTTTCAGGGTGTTGTTCCTTTAAATTTTTTAAATATTTCGCTCCATCTTCTATAACCTTCTCCTTATTTTTTTCATAATATTTCTTGTGATTTTTACCACTTGTATATTTTTTTAATCGCTCTTCAAGTTCAGTAATACGATGTTTTAATATATCATTTTCCTTTAAGATTTCATCCATTTATTAACCATATATATATACATAATTTTAAATATTTTTATATATATTTATTATGTCTCACCACAGTGAAGATTATAAAGAAGTTGCTGTAAAACATTATTTAGAAAGCAATGATGATATGCGTGATACTTGTAAGTTATTCAAGTGTAAATATCAATCATTATCTAGGTGGATAAAGCAATAAACAGTCAACGAATATACAAAAAGAAAAGAACCAAACAAAAACACAAAAATATAGAGACAAACTTATTGAAACAATTGGTATTGATGAGTATCGTAAGAGGGAAAGAGAACAAAAACAAAAACAAAGAAATCAACAAAATATTGTAAAAAATACAAACAAAAAAACTCCCGAAGAAAAACGTGAACAGGCACGCCTTAGAAAACAGAAACAGAGAGAAGTATTGAGAGCAAAATATGGTGATGAAGAGTACAAGAAAATGAAAGCGAAAGAATTAGCTGATTATAGGAAATTACAGAAAGAAACTAACAATTAGATTGGGGTTGTATAATAAAAACATTATAGTTTTTTATTATAATTTTTATGGAGGTTCAAAAACAACAGGGTCATTGATTAACTATTTTACATTTTTTATTTATTTTTTGTGGGAAAACCCTTTTTGTTAAAATACTTTGTAGGTCACGCTATCCATGTCCGTTACCTAATTTGAATACGCTACTCCAGCCATGCCGGACATAACACGGAGAACATTGTAATTCACGGCATACACACGGACCTTGGCGGTGTTGGTACCGGACACGGTGCCAGAGGAAAGGACGAGTTGCATAACGGCATTGTCAATGCGGGAGAAGTTGCAAGAGCCGGAAGGCTGGTGCTCCTCGGGGCGAAGGGCGAAGGAGTACACGTTGATACCAGCATCGGGGGCACGGGTGTGGTGCTGGAAAGGCTGGACAGTGTCGAAGTAAGAACCCTCACGCTCGGAGAAGCGGTCCTGGCCGTTAAGCTGAAGCTTGGCAGTGACAACGGGGTTCTCACCCCAGCAGTGCATGTCAAGGGCGGTCTCAGCAAGCACGAATGTGCCGGCATCGGTGAGGTTGGCACCATTGGCACCTTCGGCAGAGCCATCAGTTCCCGATAATTGGAACACACCGCCGTTGATAACAGCAGAAGCACCAGAGGTGGAAGTCTCGGAACCGAAAGCGACGACAGCGTTGGGAAGAGCGTCAATGGCATCGGTGTAGTTGAAAGGCTGGGCACCGAGGGTCTTGAAAAGAGTGGCCTCGGAGTTGAGGGAAGCGCAGTAGTCAACGTTGGCATCGGACTGGACAACCCAGATAAGCTCCTTGCAAGGGTGGTTGAAGTTGAGCTTGATCTTGTTGGAAGAGGAACCGACAGACTCGTCACCAGTGAACTGGACCTGCTCGATGAGGTACTCGTGAGGGTTCTGGGCCATCTTGCGGCGCTCGTCGGTGTCGAGGAAGATGTAGTCCACGTACAGAGAGGCAGCAACAAGAGATTGCTGGTAAGCAGAAGCGACAGACACGGTGGCACCGGCATTCTCAGCAGCGGCGGTCATGGTGCTCACGGCCCAGAGGCACTCGCCGATGGGACGGAAGTCGATGTTGATCTTGACCTCGTGGTACTGAAGAGCAATGAGGGGAAGAGCAAGTCCGGGGTTGCGGCAAAACCAGAATTGAAGAGGCACGTAAAGAGTGGTCTCGGGAAGGGCATTGCGGGGGGCACACACCTGGTTAGGGGCAGAGCTGGAAGCGCAAGGGCCAGACACACCGGCAAAGTCGGGGTCAGTGATGTAGGTAAGCTGGGTGGTGTTACCGATCATCTTGAAGTAACCGGCCTGTTGCTCCTTGGAGAGGGTAAGCTGGTTCCAGATGTGCATCCAGTCACCGTATTGACGGTCAATGCGCTGGCCACCAACCTCAACCTCAACCTGGGCGATGAGCTGCTCACCGATGAAGTCTAACCAACGGGCATAGACATCACCAGTTCCCATGTTCTGGTTGATCTCGGGGAGGGTCACCTGAAGGTAGGTGCGGTAGGCAAGATCACCGTTACGGCTGATAGTACAGGTAACGCGGCGACCGAAGTCGGCCTGACCAGAGAAAGTCTGCTCAATAGACTCCATAGCGAAGTTGGTGTGGCGTCTGTACGACACCTTCCAGAAAGTGATCTCGGGAGTTCCAGTAAGGAACACGTCTTGTGCGCCGTAGGCGACTAATTGCATTAAACCACCAGCCATTGTATGGAATTATATACTGTATGAAGAAAAAAATTTGAGAAAAATACGTAAATTAATTTTAATTTATCAAATAATCGACTAAACTGTCTTTTGCTGAAATTTTAATGATGATGGGTCAATGCGAATATATGCCGAGGAGAGGATAGATGAATAGTAAATTACAATTATAGAGTTGTAGTTAAAAATTGCGATTAGTATGAATTATTCCTAAATAAAATATTATCAAATGATATTACAATCAGCTGATAATAGCAAACAATGTCAAAATCAAAATGCATTATATACAAGTGTTATCTATTATGATAACAATTTGTCTCCTGAATAGTTAGAAAGTAGAAACTGCTCTAAATAATTTTCTTGTAGGATTTCTTGTTTGTTTTCATTCTTTTTTGAAAAAATATAGGTATCATTGGATTTTTTCACAGTCCAACCTTGGTCAATAGCATTGGTAATAAAAACCATTTTCTGAAACAACGGTTTCTCTATTTTTAAATTTGGTAGTGCATCGTTATGATGTAGCGATTTATTCATAGATATACTATTGTGCATACTAGTTTTTGTATTCAGCTACGAGTTTGTGTAAATGTTGATATTGGGTATGCAAAAAATATAGAATGACATTCTGCGTTTTTCTTGAATTAGCCTAAAATCAACATAAAAACACGTTTACAAATATTCTATTCCTACTACCAATCTATGTCCGGACCTCATAAAGTAAAATCAAATGGAAATAAGGTAAATATCAATACAATTGACGAAAAACATACCGAGATGTTAAGACATTTTGATGAAGTAGACAATGTCATTATACCAAACCTGACTACTGAAAAGGAAGAGTTAAAGTCATATATAAAAGCACTCACCTCAGATCAAGTTACAGAATATCTAGATGCTCGCGACAAGATAAAGAAAATTCGTAATGATATATGTAAGTATAAGAAGGATCGTAAAGAATATATGTTGAACAATGCGGGGTTTATTTTTGATTATTTTGAACAGAAACAGCAAATATCAAATAAGATTGATAATACCAAAAGCGTTAGTGCTGTGAATACTTTTTTTAAGATTAAGTCGACTACGCCAGAAATTGACAACATAGCGAATACTAAGTATAATAAATTAAAGCGAAATTGTCAGAAATATTGGCGTAATGTATCAAATGATTTGACGAATTTACAGGATTACATTATAACGTCAGATATATGTGAAGTTTGTCAGACAGGTGAGATGATACCACAGGACGAAGAGGGAATTCTCATTTGCAACAATTTACAATGTGGGCGGTTCGTTACATATATAGTAGATAGTTCAAAGCCGAACAACAAAGAACCTCCTAACGAAGTTTCTTATACTGCATATATAAGGTTAAACCATTTTAAAGAAATTCTGTCACAGTTCCAGGCAAAGGAAACTACACAGATACCAGACGAAGTATTAGATGCAATCAGGGCGCGTATAAAAAAGGAGAGGATTACTGATATGTCATTGATTAATTACGACAAAATGCGTGATATTTTGCGCAAGTTAGGTCTGAATAAATATTTCGAACATATCCAGTATATCAATTCCTTGTTTGGCATAAAACCACCTGTAATGAATGAAGAATTACATGAGACACTATGTGTTCTGTTTATTGAAATTCAGAAACCATGGGCTGTACATTGTCCAGCAAATAGAACTAATTTTTTCAATTACACATACACATTATATCAATTATGTGTATTATTGGATCAAACACAATATTTGCCTTATATTCCTATGATGAAAGACCGAGAGAAACAATTAGAGCAAGATATGATTTGGAAAAAGGTATGTCAAGACTTAGATTGGGAGTTTTTTCCATCTGTGTAAATGAATTTATTGTAAACTGATAAACCGGTATAAACCTTTCATTCTATTTAGTTTAGATAAATGGCCACTTGTGAATATTCTTACCCGTCTGATCTAACTATTGAGTATTCTAATGATTTTGAATATCGAAAATCATTAAGACAGTTGTTCCATATGAATTCGCAGAGCTATCCTGATATAGTAAAACTGGACATTGACAAAGTCAGTCGAGATGAATTGGAATATGACGACGATGCATCCGATAAGGCGATGGAATATGTAATTAACCAAACACGCAACAACCCATTATTTCATGTATTGTACGAACAAGCTGCAACGTTCATGTTTTCAACAAACGTGGATATTGGCTTGGCGGTTTTATTTAGTTATGATTATTTGTTGTTGTTTCATAATTGTTTAACTGATTATTTTAAATCGTTACGCGAAAGTGATAATACATTCACAAATCAAAATGTAAATTATACCTTATTGTACAATAAATTATTTGCGAAAAGGTAGTGGATTATTTTGTATATACAAATATATAACATATATACAAAATGTCGTCTACACGTAATAAGAACGCGTCTGGCGATTATTCAATGGAACAAAATTCAAATAAGGCTGGTTGCAATTATTCAACATACGAGAATTCATCCTATGGTAGACCTACTGAAACGCATTTCGCAGGAGATGGTTTATTAATGGGCAGAATTGCACCCACGAACCTATCATATAATGCATGTGATATTGAATCGCAACTATTTGGCATTGGCTCTACAAATCTAGTTGCGCCCAAGAGAGAGGTCGACCCCGATCTAAAAACAATCAAATCATTAAATGTTATCGACAAATTGCCCGTTATTCTACCCGAACCACTTGCACTTGATAGTAACCAGCGCCCCCGTGTGCTTAATTAGGATAATTACGAACGGTTCGCCTTGTAGTTTGTCCATGTTTGTTCTTAAACGATGTATTATGCACCGACGTTTTTTTAGCACGTTTGTCAAGTTCTTGTTGTGATACGAATAATTGTTTGGTCACCTGTTCATGTTCTCCTTCAACCGGTTGTTGGACAACAGCGTTTGGATCTTGACCAAGGTTCTCATTAAATATCCGGGTAATGTTCTCTATAAATTCCTCTTGTATATTGCTCCTAGTTATGTTCTCCGATAGTTTATCACATTTTTCTAATTCAAATGTAATATAATCGGTTAATGGTGAGGTTGAACCGTCGTCATTTATACGGATAGGTAGTTTTATATTAGCCATTACATAACGTTCATTCATTTTAGTTACATATAGTCGACCTTTATATTTAACTAAATTTTGTTATAAATTATAATTACATGTTTTCTTCTATAACTTCGATCATTTGTTCATTTGGATCGTATAGAATGCGTTTTGTATAAGGAGACCTGTCTTTGTCTTCCATATACACTTGACCAATGTACGTATAGTTTTCTTTACCATCGGGTAATGTGTAGTGATCTTTCTCAACGTATTGATTTGGTGTAATCATTTCTTTAAATGCTGAAAATGAATATTTAAATGCATCTTCTAAGCTGTTGAAATAGGAACCAGAACTTGGTTCATCGATTGGTTCATCGATTAGCCCAATATCATGAGCAGATGGGGTAGCATAAAGATCACGTAATATATATAGTAATTTATTGATGTCAGGTTCAGATAACGAAGGAGTTTGGTCTAATGCAATGGGATTAGTAGGTTGAGGCACTGCGACAGGACCATTTGATTTTGCTGGTATAACAAACGTATCTTTTAAAATGTTTATTAAGTTATCTACCTCGCCTTTATCCATGGTAGGAGGCACTTGTATGTCAGAAGTTTCTTTTGATATTGGTGGAGGAATGGTCTCGGCATCTTCAATATGAGTTAATGGAGGTAATACATCGACCTCATCCGCCATTTCACTTGCTTGTTCATTCGGAGGCAATGGCAACTGTTCATCCAAAATATCGGGAATGATCTCAGTATCTTCAATGGGAGTTAATGGAGGTAATACATCGACCTCATCCAGCATTTCACTTGCTTGTTCAACAGG